GCGCCGGCGTCCTCGGCCTGCACCTGTACGTTTGCCACCCACTCTTCGCGCATGGGCCGAGCCTTGTGGCCTGACTCGCCACCGACGATCACCCAGTGGATATCGCGCAGGTTGAGATGCCCCAGATCTTCAAGCAACGGTTCGACCGAGAGGAAACGTATGTGCGCATCTACCTTGCGCAGGTAATCGATGCGCGGCACGCCGTATTTCTTGTCCTCCACGGATACCCCTAGCCAGACGTTTTGTGGGCAAGCGCGTCGCGCGAAATACTCTGGCAGACGTTCGGCACGCTTGGTGAGGATTTGATAGGTGTGATGTGGCGTCGCATCAATGACCGAGAACACGCTGTCGAGAAACTTGTCGGGCACGTCTTCGTGAAACAGGTCGCTCATGCTGTTGACGAAGTACACGGTCGGTTTCTTCCGCGTCAGCGGCTGTTCAAGCCGGTTCTCGTGCAAAGTGAGCTGGAACTCGTTCTCGTAGCCGGGAGCGCCCATCGCATGCAGCCGACGCGCCATCACTTCGGCATAGCAGTGTTTGCAGCCAGGCGAAACCTTGGTGCATCCGGTAGTCGGATTCCAAGTTTGCTCTGTCCATTCGATGGTTGATTGCGTCGCCATGTTGGCCTCCTAATTCATTTAAGCGCAGCGCCAGCCGAACGGGGCTGTGCATGTTCGGACGCGAAGGCGTCCACCAATCGGGACAGCGCTGAGCGTACCTGCGCCAAGTCGGGGTCGGCCAAGGTCACGCGAACGCGTTCAGCGAGCTGTTCCGCCGTCGGAGTCGCCTCGCTCTCAGCCGTATGCACCAGACGCATACACCGGTTGATGACAGTGATTGGCGGGCTGGCCTTACCCCTTTCGTACTTGCTCACCATTGACTGATCGACCTCCAGTAAGTCAGCGAATTCCTTCTGGCTGCGCCCGTTACGCGCCGCCCGGATGAGTTCTTCTACGCTTTCGAAGGCCGCCATCACAACACCAAAAAAGTCACTTAAAGCATAGTTTATATCAAATATTCTCATTGTGCATACACTTGCGGCTTGCGAGAACGATTGGACCGGTTAGGCTGGGACCGTCCCACGCAGCATCAAGGACGCCTCGGCTTCCCGCCGCGTTACCAGCCCCGGCAGCACTTTCCCGCCGCCATAAATCCATCGGCGTAGCTCATGGGCTGAGCTCGACCAGTCCCGCTGATTGATCCGCCGCCGCAGCGTCGACGCCTGAAGCCGCCCTGCGCCGAGGTTGAAGGTGAAGTCGACGATGGCCGCGAGACGCCCCTCCGGTTCGGTAGCAAGCACCGGGCAGTAGCGAAGCGTGGCGGTGAGTGCTGTGCGCAGGTCCTGACGCAAGTAGGTCTCGCCCTCTTCCTCGTTGATCGGTGGATGGTCTGGCTTGCACAAACGCCCGTAACCAATCGTCCAGTAGCCGGCCGGGCAGATGTACGGGTGAGCGCGGCCAGGATCAACCTTCGGTACGCGGTGGAATCCTTCGAACCGCTTCGCCAGGACGATTGCGGCATGGGGAATCTGGCTCACGGTCGCACCCGATCGAATACGCGCCCCAGGAACCAGAAGTTCAGCACGCCGGCCCACAGGGCTTGGGCGGCTTCGGTCCATGCGTGGAGGATGGCAACACCCCAGTCGGCACCGCCTTCAATAGCAGCAACGAAGGCGGCCGTCTTGGCGGCGCAGTACAGCGCCATGAACCAATAAGTAATGACTGGGCGCACGCTGCTCGACAGGGCCTCAGCCCAGCGGACGCCAGTTTTCTCGCCCTGGGTGCGAACGGCTTCGCGCAGCGTTTCGATTGCGCCCACGTTCCACGCCGCATCGGCTCCGGCGCTGATTTCGTGCATGCGCTGCGCGCCGCGCAGTTTCTCGAACTCCAGCGCCTTGTCCTGCATCGACAGTTCGTGGCCGCGTTCGCCCTTACGGTCGAGCCACTTGAGAAGTTCAGGTGCCAGGCGAAACGCGCCGCCGAGCAGACCACCAAGAAGCGTCTCGATCATTGGCCACCTCCGAACACCTTGAACTTGATGAAGGCGCCAGCCACCAGCGCGAGCAGAAAGCCGGTGGTGACCATCTTGATGACGGTCTGCCAGGCGGTGTGCTTGGCCGAGTTGAAGGCATCGAGCAGGCCGCGCAGTTCGCGGATGTCGTGGGCGGCGTCGTCACCGTCCAAGCCAACATCGGCCAGGGCGCGCCTTGCGCCGCGCTCGGCAGCGCGGTCCAGAAGTTCGTCAAAGTCCTCCTTGCGCAGGAGGAGCATGTTGTCGACCAGTGCGGGTTTTTGTGGGTCAGTCATAGGGCGGGCTCCAGGAAATGCAAAACCCGCCACTCGGGCGGGTTTCTGGGGTTCGGTGGAAAGTGATCAGATGGCGATGCCGGGACTCCAGCCGGTGGCCTTGTAGGCCGAGAGCACTGCCTCGTCCTCGACGAAGCACAGCCAACCGACTTTAGGGATGTGGTATTCCCAGACGCCCGCGATGCGCGCCGCGATCTGGTCGGTCTTGCCGCTCCAGACCCCGGTTGCGCCAATGGGAATGAGGTAGCGATCGCCATTCACCGGGCTGGCCGGCGGCGTGGCGAGATCGCGGTCTTTGACCGAAAGGCTGACGACGGCGCCCAGCCGCTTCAGATTGGCATCCATGCTGGCGCCCCAGCCGCTTTCGCCGAGCGTCCAGCCGTAGTTGAGTCCCAGGTTCGGGTCAGTGCTTGCGGGCATCAGATGCCTCCGTAGTACTTGTCATAGTGAAGTCCGTAGCCGGCACGCTCGAAGGCGATCGAGTGCTTCTGCAGGCTGATCACGCCCGAGCGGTTGGATTCGAGTTCGATGCGCAGCGCGGCGTTGGGTCGGCCAAGGCCGGAATCAGCGGTGTCGTCTGCCAAGGTGTAGGTCTGGCTGGCGCCGGTCAGGCCGGAGTAGGTGCGGCGCAGGCTGCCCGCTTCCCCGTAGATGCGTAGCGTGTACGTCACGCCGGCCTCCGGACCGATGTTGCCGTTGGTCTGGGGCACCAGGCTCACCGTCTGGCTCAGCCGGTCCCGGTGCGCCCAGGAGATGACCAGGTCACCCTTGGCAACCGCCGGGTAGGCAACGTTGTTGATCTTCACATTGCCGGCCGGGTACGGCCGGTTTTGCCGGCGGTTCATGGCCAGGGAATCGGTTGGTGCCGATGCCAGCGCCAGCGTGCCTTTTCCGGTCACGGTGAGTAGTCGCGCGTTGACCGTTTCGCCAGCGGCGTACTCGGTCGGATCGACGCCCTGCGCGCCATCGGCGAACCAGATCCGGCTGCCGGCTGCGTGGCTGGTTGGCACGGTATCCATGACGCCACGGGTCAGGGTCAGGCTCTGCGTGGTCGTATTGATGGCCGTGACCAGGACGACCTCGTCGTTGATGTAGGCATAGCTCCCGGTTGCGACCAGATCGATGTCGAGTTCGCCGCTGTAGGTTGTCGTGCTCGTTACCTCTTGCGCAAGGCTGGTGGCGAGCACCGCCGTGGGACAAAACTCGCCTTGGCCGCGCTGGTTGTAGGTCGTGGCCGAGTTCGTCTTGCTGTACAGGTCGTAGTTCAGCGCCCCTGGGGCGGGGCGACCGCCCAGGGTCTGCAGGAAACAGTCGGTGGCATCGAGGTAGGCGAGCTCGGATGCAGACAGCGCGCGGGCCACGTCCCAGTACGGCGCTTCCACCAGACGCCGTGGTGTGGTCGCGGATGGCGCTGGCACCGGGTCGGTCCAGCCGGTGGGCTGGGATGCGGTGTAGGCCGCTGATGGCAGCCCAAACACGTCCTCGACCGCGTCGATGCTGATGGCGCCGCTCGTGAGTGAGCCGCCATCGACGCCCGCGATCCGCATCACCAGTCCGGCGATCCCGAGCGCGGGCCATTCCAGCTTGAATACGTCACCCGGGAAAAGATTCCAGGCTTCGCGGTTCACCTTCAAGCGGACCTTGGCCAGCGGCGTGGAGACGACGGCCAGATCGCGCATCGCGACCCGGGCGGCGAGGTTGTCCGAAGTGATGCCGGGATAGCGCCGGGTCTGCGACACCACGGCGGCCTGAGCCTGGATATTGGCGAGGTCCTGGACCGCGATGCTGGTGTCTTTGAAGGTGTCCGGCTTGGTGTAGATGAGCACGATCTCGTTGGTCGTCTCACCCCAGGCGGCGCGCTGAAAACTCTCCAGCTCGATCACGTTGTCCGGGTTCAGGACGGGAAGCGTCGCCACGGTGTAGTCTGCCCGCACCAGCTTCAGGGCAAACCGTCCCGTTGACGGCGTGGTCGTGAGCACGCCGCCGATGTGATCCATTATTTCCTTGATGAACTGCTCGATCTTGCTCTGCTGCAGCCAGATCATGTTGAGCCCGAATCCCTCGCTGAAAAGCCCATCCGCCGCCGCCCGAAACGAGGCGTCGTCGATGCTGGCCGTGGGATACCCCATGCCCCAGGCGGCATTCGTGAGGCATTCGTAGACGATGTGCGCTGGGTTGGCGGCGCCGTTGATTTCCGCCTTCTCGGAATACCAGTCGCGGAAGCAGCGCTTGACGCGCACGGCCCACGGCTTGATGTAGGGGTTGTTGACGGCGATGTAGAGCTGGCGCAGGATCAGGCTGAGTACGCCGCGATAGGCTGGCTGGGGTGAGCCGATCTTCGAGACGAGGTAATCATTCGGCGTTTGCGCCGCCTGACCAAACGCGGCATCGATGGCGCCGGAAATGCCGCCTTCGCGCTTTTCGCCACCGAACAGCTCGGGCATGTTGACCGTGATCCGGCCACTGGCGGTGAGGTTGCCGCTCCAGGCCTGGCGCTCGCCGACCTGGATCTCGGTGATGGCATCGACCGGGCCGTGGCAGATCGCCAGATGCATTCCGAGGTAGTAGCGGTAGCCGACCGTCTGCGACTTGCTGCTACCGCCCATCGTTCACCTCGCGGCCGATGCGTTCGCGGGCGGCGGCGACCACGTCTTCGGCCATGCTGTCCCCGGTCGCCAGCAGCAGGGGCGCGGGCAGTCCCTGGTCGATGAATTGGCTCCAGTCGAGCCGGTGTCGCGCAAACCAGTCCCGTGCGCCACGATTGCAGTAGCCCAAGCGGCGCATGTCGCTGTGGGTCACCAGGATGTCGGTCATTTCTTTCCACCTTTGGATCTGATCGGTGTGGTGCGCAGATCGCCGTACCACACCACGTTGGCGCTCTTCACCAGCACGGTGCCGAACACAACCGGCACGGGACGGCCTTCATCGGCGGTCGGCGCATCGAAATCCTTGAGTTCAGCGGCTTGGGGTTGCGGCGGTTTTGGCTGGAGCGCGTACTGGATCAGTGCGGTGACGATCCAGACGATGATTTGTGTCCAGGGCATGCCGTTTACTCAGTAAATGGGGCTACCGCCGAAGGGGTTCTTCGTCGGAATGAACGGGAACCCGCCGAAATTGGCGCTGTTGCTGAACTTGCTTCCGCAGGTGTTCAGCGTGTGATCGCAGCCTGGGTACAGATAAATGGCATCGCCAATGGCGAGCCCCGGAGGAACGGCCGACAAGGTGATGGCATCAGCGCTGTGACTGACGATCATGCGTTTTTCGGTGATGCCATTGGCCGCCCAGGTTGCGTAGCCGCCGGCGAAATGCCCGACTGAAAACCCTGCAGCGGCCGGGATGTTCAGCGACGTGCCATTGATCGAGGTGACCGTTCCAGCGCCCCGAAACACGACCGCGCTTGCTCCGCAGGCCGTTCCGTAGAGGACATGCGGGCAGTTGCGTTGATACAGCCGCCGCAGGCCGATGCGCTGCAGGCTGGTGTAAACCGGCTCGCAGTTGAGTTCGACTTCCGATCCGCGCCACTCGACATTCAAGACACGGCCCATCCATACCGCGACGGTCTCTGGATCGTTTCGGTGCTGACGGTAGATCGTGAGCAGGGTCACTTCCGACGGCGGTGTTGCGATGAATGCCTGCGCAATCTCAACATCGCGGGCCAGCGTGATCCGCAGACCAGCGCGACCGATCTCGCCGGTCTGCTCGATGCTGCCGCGCTTCATCGGCACGGCCACGTAGGCGTAGCTGGCGTAGCTCGCGTCCTGCGCGCCGCTCGTGTAGCGCCAAGCGGTGCCACCCCGGCGAAATTCGTACAACTCGACGGGACTGCTGGCGTCCATCGACGCCTCTCGGCTGGCATAGGTCATGTGTCATCTCGAATGCTTTTGACGGAAATCGATACCTCCGCCGTATCGTCGGTGTGATGGGCGATCTCGATGGCGTCGCTGTCCAGACGCACCAGCTTCATGAACGACACCTGGCGGATCTGTTCGGGCAGGAGCGCGGCACCCACCACGCTGTCGATGGCGATGCTTTCAGTGCTTGGCGAGAGCGCCGTGGCGCCCGTGATGCGCCGGTAGTAGCGGTTGCCGGCGGTCGTCGCGATCAGGATGTCGCGCCGCCCGATGGCAGCTGGCACGTTGGCGGCGTAGGCACGGTTCTCTACGGTGATGGCTGAGTCGAAGGCGCCGATAGGGCTCACCACCTTCAGATCAGACTGAAAGCTGGGCATCCAGAATGCGGTGAGCCTGCCCGCGCGGGCTGCGAGCCAGGACCGAAATGCAGCGATCGCGGCGCGTCCAGAGATCAGCCACCGATGTGTTCGGCGCACCGTGCCAATGCCTGATAGATCGTCGATGACGCGTCGGCCCGTGAGAAAGTCCAGCTCGTTGAGCTTGCGGCGAGCTCCCGCTGAAGGCGCTCGATGGATCGCTTGTCGCCTTGGCAGGCGACGGCCGTCACACCCAGAAGCAGGCTGGCATGCTCACGGTCACGATGCGTTTCGGCATCGAGAAAGGCGGTCATCTGAGCGAGCGTGTAGTCCATGACATCCGGGAGCCGGTGTCCGGCGTGGATCAAACGGTGGATGGCGTGAGTCCAGCCAAGGGGCCGCTCATTGGTGCGTTGATCCGGGCGGCGGCGTGCTGGATCGTCGGCACCACCCGCTGCACGAAAAAATCCGCATTCACCTCAAACAGTGCAGTGGCAAGACGAATGGCATCGTCCATTGCCAGACTCTCGACCCACTCCTTGGGACGGCGTGAGGCCACGGCGATCGCCGTGATCAGCGCGTCGCCGTGGTCGGCCAGCAAGCCGAGCCAGTCCGGGTCTCCGTCGACCAATTGGTGAGCAAAGGGTCGGACCGCAGCGAGCAGCGCCGGGACCTCGCCGATGCGAATAGGCGTGATCGGCAGTTCAACTCCCGCGACCTCCAGAGGCTGCGGGGTGGGAGGAAACGCATCGAAATCGTTCATTGCTCACCTCACAACAGCACGATGCGGCCGAACTGGCCAAGATCGCCGGCGGCGGGCTTCAGAGTGTCGGCCAGCACCTGGCCAGAGAGCTCGAACTTCAGCAGCTCGTCGGTGATGACGGAGAGTTCCTTGGCCGGATTGATCGCCACGCGGTAGAGGTCGATCACGACTTCGCGGTTACCGTCAGCCGTATTCAGTCCTTCGAAGCGTACCCAGCGCTCGGGCAGCGGCTGGGTGAACATCGCCGTGCTCTGCGCTGCGCCGTAGGCGTAATCCACCTTGAACGGCTCCACGTAAGGGCCGCCGGTCGTTTTGTCGTTGATCGCCAGCGAACCGTGCTTGGCGTTGAGGGTGTACTGACCTGCCGGAAGCGTCTTGGGCGTGGCCGTCGAATCCCTGACCACGACTGTCGAGACGTTCTGCTTGGCCAGCAAGTAGAGACTGCCCAACGTGATGGGGTTCGGCAGCAGCTCGGCGGTGACCGTGCCGCTGACCTGGTCGGTGGTGGTGCCGTACAACGCAAGGCCCAGGTTCACCGCGATCAGCTCTTCCAGCGTGCAGGCGAACTCACCTTTCTTAGTCTTGATCAGCTGTAGGTCGGTCAGACGCTGCCCGCTGGTGGACTCCTGGTGTTCCAGCGTCTCCACCGAGAGTGAGACCTTGAGCTCGGGCACATTGCCCACGTAGTTCAAGCCCTCAGGCTTACCGGTGATGTCGCGGGCGCCGATGTAGACGCGCCCTTGTCCAGAAAAATAAGGCATGGTCAGGCTCCCTTGCGTGCGGTGGGTTCAGGTTTGCTACTCGGCTCAGCGAGTCCGTCGGTGGCTTTGGCGACGCCGGCGTCGATCAGCCAGCGTGCAGTGGCCTCGTCGAGGTCGAGCCGGTCACCCGGCGCGAAGATGACGCCGGCATGGGTATGGGGTTTCAATAGTTCGATGTTCATGTCGGTCTATCCAGTTTGGGTCAGATCAAGTGCGTGGGTCCGGTAGCGGATCTCGTAGCGAGCCGGCAGCGCGACGGCCCCGGCGTCGGCATCCTCCGGGTCCCACTCGCAATCGACTTCGCGCAGAGCCAGGGCAAGGCCGCCCAGGTTGGTGTCGCTCATCAGGGCTGTGTGAGCGGCGACGACTGCCAGATCGGCTTGATCAAAGGCATCGTCCCCACGAGCCACGACTACCAAACGCAACATCAGGAGTCTGTCGACGAGGTTGTTGGCATGCGCGGTGATGCTGTCGCCTTCGGCAAATACCAGCAGCGCGGGACTGGCCTCGCGCGCCACCGGCACGGTGGGAAAACGCAGTACCGGCACCGGTGCCACTGCAGCAGTGAGGCGCGCGACGACCTCCCGCAAGATGCGCTCGCGGATGGAGTTCATGAGCGGGAGTCCTCAGAGTCGCGACAGTGAAACGTGGCGTTCGCTGCCGTCGCCGATGCTGCGGATATCGCGGACGCGGTAGTTATTGCCACCGATGGACACAGCGTCTCCTGCCGCCAGGCTCGGCAGTGCCGAGGCCGGAAAGCGGATCGTGTAGTCGGATGAGAGGACCAGCCCGTCGAGTACGGCCTCGTCCGGGGAGCGGAAATCGACGGCAATGGTGTTGCCATCGATCTCCGCATCCACCAGCAGTCCGGTTCTGGCGGCGGCTTCGTAGAACTCCTCGACGCGCAGCATCACACCGTCAACTTCACGAGCACACCCGGGCGGTGGCACATGGGCAGCGGGTTGGACTGGGTATGCAGGTCGGTGCCGCGATCGAACTTGCGCGGCTCCTGCTTCGCGTAGAGCGTCTGCCCGATGGTGTTGACCGTCTCGTTGAAGTCAGCCGGCGCGAAGTAGGTGCCGAAGGTATCCACCGTACCCAGCGGGAAGGCATGGGCCTCGCCAGCCGCGATAAAGCGACGGGTGGTGCCGGTGGGATCGGTTGCCTGCCCGCGATACTCCTCGAAGGTGATGCCGGCGTAGGTGAAGCCCCGGCGCACGTCATTGATCAGGATGGCGCCCTGCTGCCAGTTCTCGAAGGCCTTCTCGACCTTGGCGTGGCCGGTCAGGGCGGCGAAGAACTCAGGCGAGCACAGGCAGTGCACACCGACCATGAATTCGCCCTTGAGGTTGTCCTCGATCGCGGCCAGGGTCGCGAGGCATTTCGCCTTCACATTGGTGCCGGCATTGCCGAGGTCGTAGGCAATGGTCTGCGGCGTGATGTCGAACTCGTCGAACAAGTCGTACAGCACAGAGCCATCGGCATCCAGGATGACGCCCTTGAGCGCGCCCATGCGCAGGTGCTCCAGCGTGATCGCATGCTTGTTGCGCATGGTCTCCAGATGACGCGCGATGACGCCCGCGACGGCTTCCATCTCAGTCTCCGAGCCGAAGGCGCGAATGCCCTGAACCTCTTCCGGCAGGACGACATCGTCGTGCGGGATGTGCGGGATCACGAACGAACGCAGGGTGCGCTTGCCGCGCACACCGACCGTGCCCGGGGCACCCGGCGGCAGCGTGGGCAGCAGGTTGAGCACGCCGTTCATCTCCTCGACGATGACCTGGCGCTGGCGCACCGGTTTGGCCGGCATCAGGCCGAGATCCTCGATGCGGCCATAGCGGTTGGGGAGAATATTGATGGCCGCCGTGAGCGCCGCCATCGAGAACGCGGGATTGGTAAAAGGGTTCTGCATGGTTGTCTCCGCTAAAAGTTGATAAAGAGTCAGGCGGCGGTTCGGACGAGGACGCCACGCGCTTCGAGCTGAGCGATCGCGGTGGCTTTCTCGGTGGGGGTAATGGCGGCGGGCCATACCAGGGCATGGCTGGCGACGATGGCGTGGCGGGAGATCAGCAGCGCGTCCTCGCGGTCAATCAGGGCCGCGTCCACATCGGCGGCGAGCACGCCAACGGCGTTCTCGGCCCCATCGGTGGCGGCCGGGTCGAGCACCTTCAGCTTGCCGGTCGTGCTGTCGCGACCGACGATTGCGCCGAGCGACAAGTTCTGGCCGGCAGCGACCGTGGCCAGGTCGCGTGAATAGAGGTTTGGCGCCTCGTACTTGAGGAGATCACCGAGGTTGTTGGTTTCCTGAATGGCAGGCATGGCTTACTCCTTCGTGACGAGTTTCTTGACGGCGGCAATGACCGGGCTGCTTTCCGGTCGCACGGTGGTTCCCGCATCGGCGGTGATGCGCGACGCGATCTCAGGCTGTTCAGCACGCGACTCGAGCAATGCGCGGCGAACTTGGGCCTCGGTGTAGCCTGCGGCGAGGAATTCCGCCGTGCGTTGCGGCGTCCCTGCGATCAGGCAGATCTCGGCGATGGCTTGTGCCTCGATCCGACCGTTGGTGGGCGCTCCGGCGATCGATGCGGCCACGGGCGGTGCCGCAGGTTCTGGCGCTGGGGTATCTGCCGGGTCTGGCGTGGTCTCCGGATCGGGGTCGTCCAGAGGGTTCTGCTGTTCTTGATCTGTCACGGTCTGCTCCAAATGAGAGTGTTGATGGCTGGAAATCTGTGGGCTGGCGTTCCGTGACGCGGGGGAGGCACGGGCGAGCGGGCCGCACTTTGCTGCGCCCGTACTGGGTGTCGCCAGCCGGCGCTGTGCACCCAGCGCGTTGGAAAACTCGACCAGCACCTGATCGACACTGATCACGGCGTCAGCCAGGCCTGCCGTCACAGCAGCCTCCCCGAACAGCAAGCCGGCTTCGGTCGCCCGCACGGCGTCGCTGTCCAGGCCGCGCATCTGCGCGACTTGGCTGACGAAGATTCCGTACAGCCGATCGACCTCCGTCTGCAGCGTGGAAGCCGCCTGCGGCGACAGCGGGGCATGGGCAGAGAAGTCGTTCTTGTGGTGACCCGCATAGATCGCCGTGAAGGCGATGCCGTCCTTGGCATCCTTGATAGACTGGTCGACGTGCAGCGCAATGACACCGATCGACCCCACCCCGGCGGTTTGAGACAGGGTCAGGCGCGAGGCGGCAGCTGCGATGGCGTAAGCGGCCGAATACGCTGAGTCGTTGGCGTGCGCCCAGACCGGCTTGATGTCGTTCGCGGCACGAATCCGCGCGGCCAGCTCAAACACGCCACCCGCTTCGCCACCGGGCGAATCGAGGTCGAGCAGGATGCCGCTGACTTGTGGGTCCGCCAGCGCCGTGTCGAGGCGTGCAGCGATTTCGCCATAGGAGGTCAGGCCTGATGCCGCCTCCAAGCCGATCGCCCGTCGTACCAGCGTGCCGTGTACCGGGATGATCGCGATGCCCGGCTGCGCGACCGACGTGGCAGCCCTTGAGGTGGGCACGGGTATGGCGGCATCGATGTCCGGCAGTCCGATGCGCGGGCCGAGAACGGACAGGATCACGTCCAGTTTCGAACGCGCAATGAGAAGCGGCGTCCCGTAGAGACGGGACGCCAGGTGTACGAGCTGCATGTCAGTTGTCCTGGAGTTCTTGCGGCGGAGCCGGGGTGGCTGTCGCCGCCGCGTTGACGGGCGCTTTGTCGTGGCGCGGGTCGGAGTCGAAGACCAGACCGAGTTCGTCGGCCCGCTGGTTGTCTGCCGCGATCTCGCGGTCGATGTCCTCGGCGTCGTAGCCAAAGGCGGAAATGGCTTCGGAGCGTGAAAGCAGTCCGGCGCGAATCGCGGTGAGCATCGCGTCGAACTCCTTCTTCGGGTCGACCCACTGCCAGCCCTGCGGAATCCACTTGGCGGCCAGGTATTCCCGTTTGCGTCCGACGAAGCCGGGGAGATCGAGTGCGCCTTCGAGCGCGGCCTGTTCCATCCACGCCTGCCAGATCGGTCGGCAGAGCTGATGAACGATCACGCCATGCTGGATCGCCTCGCAGCGACGGCGAAACTCCAGCAAGCCGGCGCGAATCGACGAGTAGTTCACCTGCGTCAGGTCGCCGGTGAGCATTTCGTAGGTGATGCCCATCGCAGCAGCGACGGCCCGGAACTGCATGCGCAGGAACTCGGCGTAGCTGGCGCCGACGTCTGCCGGTTGGCTGAACTTCACGTCCTCGCCAGGCTCCAGCAACTGCAAGGTACCGGGTTCCAGTCCCGCGAGCGACACACCGTTGGCATCCGCCAGCCCTTCGCCCATGAGGTTGTCCTCGGGCGCCAGGCGCGTGATGAAGCCCGCGAACATCGCCGCCGTCTTCTTGCGCACCAGTTCGGCGTCGTCGTATTGGTCCAACTCATTGAGCTTGACCAGCGCTCGCGCCAACCAGGGCTCTCCCCGAATCTGGCCAGGACGAAGCGGACGGAACATGTGGATGATCTCGTCGGCGGGTACGCGCACGGTGTCCATCCCGCCCGTGCCGGACATCGGCGCCAGCGAACCATCGCCGGGATGTGAGCGGTACAGGTGGTAGGCGACGCGGCGCCCGAGACGATCGAACTCGATGCCGGCCCGTACCACGTTGCCGGAAGGTAGCTCCAGGTTCATCGTCGTGGGCAAGTGTTCGGGTTCCAGCAGCTGGAGCTGCAGACCAACCGCCAGACCGTCTTCGGGTCGGCGATAGCGCAGCCGCACCAGCGCCTCCCCGCCTTCCAGCATTGCCCGGCAGGCGAGTGCTTGCAGGCCGTAGAAGTCGGTCAAGCCGGCTGCATCGGCATCGCTGCACCAGTCCCACCACAGGGCGTGAATGGCTTCCCGCAGTGCGTTGTCCGCGAGCATCGACTGCGGCTTGATGCCCGTGCCGATCGCGTTGGCGACGAAGGCTTCCACGCCGGCGGCCGCCCAAGCGTTGCGTCGCACCAGATCGCGGCTTTTGGCGCGGAGCTCGTTCTGGGTGAAAGCCAGCGCGGCAACGGCACCAGGATTTCCGACCTGCCAGGCAATCGCCCGCCGACCACCGCCGATACCGTCGTAAGTCGGCGACGGGCCACCAAACATGCCGCGCCGAAGTTTGGAGAACCAGCTCATCAGGTGGCCTTCCGGGTCGTGACGCGGATCTGGCGCGGGGCGCCCGGCCACAGACCGGTAGCGACCGCGTCTTCGAACAGGCCGCGCTTGATTTCGCGAATGGCGGTAGCCAGCTCCTCGACGGTGCGGTACTCGATGGTCTTGTCGCCGAAACTCACGCGACGCTCGCCCTTGGCCAGTGCGGCTTCGAGCGCATCGAGTTGGGACTGGGTATAGGCCATCAGCGATACACCACCAGGTTGATCTCGGTGGAGTCGGCAAACGACGTCGCCATCGTGGCGCAGGAGACATCGACGTACTCGGCAGTCTTCTCATCAGCGCTGGCGCGCACGATCGCAATCCGCTGTGTGCCGTTGTCGGTGCTGCTTCGGGCCAGTGCAATCCAGCAGTAATCCGTATCGGGCATCGGCTGGGTGAAATGGACGCGGTAACGACCGGTCGCCAGACGCTCCACGCTCACGACGTTACGAGCGCTGTGCATCAGCATCTGGCCGTTGATATAGCCAAAGCTCACCCACGCGCGTGCCAGACCCGGATGCGAGGCGTCAATCTTGGCCTTCACTTCGATGCCTATCCGCGCGGCGAGGGATGCGATGCGGTCAGAAAGCGACATCAGGCCAGCGCTCCCTCGAACACGGCGACGAAGTCGGTGTCGGCATCGCCAATGGCCGTCAGTGCAATGGCGCCGATGTTTGATCGGGCCTGCTGTTGCTCGATGACGGTCAGCGTCTGCGCGGCATCGAAGCGCACGCGGTTGTTGATGGCGGCAAGCAGCGCATCGAGGCCACTGGTCCCGTCCTGCAATAACTGCTGGATCTCGACCAGCGTGTCGTAGGCGGCATCGGCGCCGCCCAGGATCTCAGCCTTGAGCGTGTCGAGCAGCGTGACGATCTTGGTCGACGAGTAGGTGGTGGTCAGCGCCACGTTTGCGTCATCGATGCCGGTGCCGCTGACGACGGCGGACTGGAGTTCATTGATGGCGGCCACGAGGCTCGACTTGTCGTTCGTGGTCAGGCTGGCCAGCGTGCCGGTCTTGCCGTTGAGCGTGTTGAACTCCTGGGCGATGCGAATCACCAGGCTTTCGATTCGTGTCTGCAAACTCATGGGATGTCCTTTGTTGATCAGGAAAGCCAGCGGCTGCGCACCAACTGGCGTGCGCGGCGACCTGGCCCAGAAACAGCGAGGCCACCGCGTTGGGTGGCCTCGTCAGTCGTTACGGTGGCAGTTGGTTCAGGTGGATCGGCCATCCCCAGTTGTCGGGCCAGATCGCGCCAATGGCGCTCGTC